GGACCGGGTGTAACAAATCAAACTGTGATTCAAAGAACCACAGAGGTTACAAGCATCACAGATACCACAAGTATCTTTACCCAGTAATATCACTTCTTATCGCCTCCCCTGTCAGTGCTGCTGATGTAGGGGGTGTAAGTGCAACAGCAAATCCAATAGCTAATAGTTCAGGCTCAGTTACGAACCAAGCTATTCAGGTCTTACAGGGACCATACATCACGAATCAGTATGGTGGTGGTATTGCATGTCAAGGACCGACTGCTAATATCACACCATTCATTACTCATGCTCGTAGTCAGAAGGATCCATTTGAACAATACTATATGGAACCTCAGTATGACAACAGAGATTTTAACGGTCAGATGGTAGAAACTCAGAAAGTAGTAAAGAACTTTCCTTGGGAACCACATTATGATAATAGAACATATACAAACTCAGAAGGTGAGGAAGTTCGTGCCTATGAAGATGGTGCAGACATGACTATCACCGTTATGGAAATGATGGGTGATGGTGTGCCCGATAATCCAGGGTCAGAATTGTGGAAAAAACCAGTAAGGACTGGTGATGCAATTAATAACAGTACAAGTCTTGGTTTATCTGCAACACTTTCTTTCCCACTTGATGGTGGAATGCAAGAGCGTTGTAAGACAGCAGCAGATACTCAGATTGCTTTACAAGGTCAGATGCTTGCTAATAAAAGATTAGACTTTGAGATCGCTAGACTTAAGAATTGTGGTGAACTAATGCAGAGGGGAATCAGTTTCCACCCCAGAAGTCCTTACTATAAAATATGTGCAGACATTGTAGTTAATAATGTTACTGGTGTTAAGCAACATCGTCACTCTATCCCTTCGGTTTCAGTGCCGACCGTAGGATCTTTATCGCCCGGTTCCGATCCCGTTGCTCCGCCCTCTTCTGCGACACAGACAGTACCGGGGGAGTCTTACCCCGTAAGGCAGCAATCTTCTTTATCACCTTCTTCACAGTCGGTTTCACAACCTTTAACAAAAGATCAGCAAGAGGCTTTGCAAGCAGTGCAGAGGTCGTCGCGACTACAGCAATTGAGGCGGTAACAGTTATCATACCTGCTGATGGTATGTTCTGTATAATCTGATCAGGTATATTTAAATTTTCAAATACGGGGAGACATTCTTTTCCTACTGTCTCATACCCAGTAATCTTCTTATTGCCCTCTAGGATCTTTCCTACAGGGTTTTTTAATTCTTGTGCTCTACTAGGACACTCTGCTATTGCAGCATCAGTTCTAGGTGGTGCTGGTGCAGCAGGAGTCTCTGGTGTTTCTGGAGTGTTTGGGATGACTGGTAGAGGTGGAGAAGACTCTGTTGTTATCTTTAACCTACGGGGATCATAATCTATTGGATTGAAACTAGGTGTTCCTGCATCACAAAATACTCGGACTCCATCACTATCCTCTTCTTTGAGTGTTTGATTCTCACTACTATCTCTATGCGACTCAACACATCCAGGTATATTAACAATAGGAACACCCACCTGTGTAGTCACGGGTGGGTAAACTGGTAGTGCCTGCGGAGGATTACTCATCCAATCAGGCATTACATTAATATTTAAATCACGAATATTACCGATACTAATATCATTATTCGGAATATTAATATTAGGTATGTCCATCAGCAATCATTAAACACACTGCCCACTGTAGAACCAAGTGATGATCCTGCTTTCTGTCCTAGTAACAATGCCCAACCACCTGCTAGCCATCCAACGTATGGGATACCCATTACAGCAGGAACAGCAACACCAGCAGCGATAGCACTACCTGCCATGGCACCTTGACTTCGTGCTCCAGCGTCCGCCACTAAACACTCTGCGCTTACACCCCCGGTCTTTCCCAGTTCTCCTATGTCACCTCCTCCCATGTTACGGGTGCCTTCCATAGTGAATTGATCACTACGATACTCACGACGGTTCTCATATTTCTTGCCGCCAAAGAAACCACTTTGATTTTTTTGAAGTTCTAGGGATTTCTCCGACTGTAGAATTTTAGGATCGTTTGCACGATACTCAATTTCATATCCATCCTTACCTGCTTTAATAGTATAGGATGAATAATCTCCACGAGGGATATTAATTGTAGGAACCTGAGGAACTTTTGGTTCTTCTGGTCTATGAATTACATAACCTAACAAACCAATATGTGCCAGAGCAAAGAGTCCACCTAATGTCAGTGCAATACCTTTAACAGGAGACTTACGTGGTGCTTTCTCAGTAGAATATTTTTGTGCTAACTCTTCTGGATTTGTCATGGCAATCTAATCCCCGGACCAGTTGTAGATGGTGAGGAAGGAATAGCACCACCAGTAACACTAGGAAGTTCTGGCATCGCTGCATCCATCATTCCAGGAAGTTGTCCTGCAATTGCTTCTGCTGCTGCACCAGCAACTTGAGATTTGATATTCTCAACAATAGAATCTCTGTTGAGATACACTGCAGTACCTCCTCCAACAATACCAGCAGTTCCTACAAATGATAGTACTGCCAAAACATTAATTACTTTTTGCATTTTATTCTCCGTTACATTTTGTATGAGTCGTCAGTAGAAATTTTGATTGGTCCCTGCTCAATACGAATAGTCTGTGAAGGTGCAGTCTGTGCTGCTTTTTCAATCAATCTTTCCATCTGCTCTTTGGTGATACTGCCACCACCATTACCACCACCACCTTCTCCTGCTTTCTTTGCAGCCTGGACACCAAAAGTAGCTAAAACTCCGGTGAAGACGCTGGCAATAAAAGTGGGATCTAGTTTTTGTTCAGGAATTCCAAGTGCTGGTGGAAGTTTGATGTATGCCAGCGTGAGTATTCCGCCAGACCAAACAAGGATGCCGAGCCTAACAAAAGTAGACAAAATAGCAAGTTGTTCTTCTTTATCATCTGCTGCCTCCTTAATCTTACCGAGAAGACCTTTCTTCTTAGGTTCTACTTTCTTTACTTCTTCTGACATCCATGAACAGCAAGGCTCTTTTATTTATCTAAAAGATACTGTTTTTCATTTTGGTATATATGACGCTGACCTGTCTTAAGTTCCCATGCATATACTAGGTCAGGAATTAACCACTGATCCACCCTAATACATTGCTGCCAGTTAGCAGGGTGAGCACAACTCACTACTACAACAGCAAAGAATGCCTTAACGTGGATCCAGATGGTAAACATTACTCTTTAATATATCCGAAGTCTACCAGATACTTTCTGGTAAGAGGTGTGGGTTCATATTCAGTCCACATCTGACCAGCCGCACAAGCATTCAATGCATTCATAGTCATGTGTTCAGTCTTACCTGCCCACATTGCTTCCTTCTCCCACGGAATTGCTGCTGGTTGCATTGCATATGTTCTACGTGTCATCTCTTGCCACATCTCAGGGACAGCATCTTCGGGTAAGATAATAGCAATCAAACTATTATCAATCGTTCCTGCCATACAATCCTGTGCAGCGTGCCATCCTTCATGACGCATGACACTCATGAGCACATGAGGACGACCCATGAATGTTTTGTTTAGATAGAAGTTATTACTTACCGTATGGTAGACACCACGATTTCCTACTGGAAAATACTTTTCGTCAGCAAGATATACACCCACACCAACATGGTTCAGTGAAGACATCATATGATTAAACTCTTGTGCCACTGAAGTAAATGCTTCAGGGTTATCATAATTTGAAGAAACGTCTAACAAAGAATTCACTTTAGTTACATCATCAGTGCATTCTTGAAGAAGCATACACCCCATTGAATGACTGGTATAGTAATCATCCTTTCCAATAGGGTCTGCCATTGCAGGAATAACTAAGGTAGCTGCAGCAAGTGCAGCAAATAATGTTTTGATCATAATTAGTTCTGAAAGGTTTTAATGAAGTACTCAGCGTCAATTACTACTAAAGGTTTCTTACCATTTTTTTTGATAATTACAATAGGTTCATAATCACCGCAATTGGATGCCGATTGTTCGTAAGCATCCCAGACATTTAGTTTCTCCACGTTCTTGCATTCTACACTATGGGGGAACTTTTGTCTAGCTGCTCTTGCCATAATGAGATCTTCTCCACCAGCACCCATTGATCTAGATTCAATGTCCTCAGGATGTACGCTAAGATGTTCAATCAATTTATCCCTAACCCACTGCTGTAACTTTCTACCCTTCGCTTTAGCACTCTGTGGTTTCATAAAAAAATACCCCCATCATATGATGAAGGTATTTAGATTACATTAAGATGTCATCCCACGGATCTGGTATCTGTACTTTATCGCCTGTAAGTGGAATGCCTGAGCCAGACTTGACGGACCTAGTTTCAGTAATGTCCACTCTTCCTCTGTCAGTTTTGGGTCTGCTAATGCTAACAGTTTCCATGGTGGTGGTGTTTTCACAGTTGAAAATTAGCGAAAGTATCTTTCTTAACATCCTGCTTAATTCCTCCAACAATGTAACTTTCATTCTCAGTTTCCTGAGGTGCTACCTGAAGACCTTTAGAAGAGATCCAATGCTCAGTCCATGGTAGTGGATTATTTCGTGCAGCAATATCATAAACTGGTTTCAGACCGATTGCTTTCATACGACGGTTGGCAACCCACTCAACATACTGTGTAAGAAGTTTAGCATTAAGACCAATCATAGAACCTTCTTTGAACAAATAGTCTGCCCAGACACGTTCCTCACTTACCGCTGTCTCAAATGCTTGATAACACCATTCTGTTTCTTCTTCAGCGATGCGAGCCATGTCTGGATCGTCTCCCTGTTTCCATTTATTGATAATGTTCTGTGTAAGAACAAGATGTTGGTTTTCGTCTCTGGCGATGAGAGAGATGATTTTAGCGGATCCCTCCATGAGTTTAAGCTCTCCAAAAGCAAATGAACAGGCGAACGAGACATAGAACCGGATTCCTTCAAGGATGTTGACATTCATAACAGCGCGAAACAACTTACGCTTGAGTTCGTAGAGGTCATCCTCTGCGAGGGGAACTCCATCAAGATTGTGTTCCCACATTCTACCGCTACCATATTCTTGAGCATGATTAATAAACTCATCATACGCTTTGGTAACAGTCTCAGCGCGTGATATAATCATATCATCTTCTAGGATGGTGTCAAGCACTTCTGCTGGATCAGCATAAACATTTTTGATTACATGAGTATATGAACGACTGTGGATCATCTCCATGAAACCCCAGACTTCCATACATGCTTCTAGTTCAGGCAGAGAACAGTAGGGAATGAATGCCATACCAGGAGCACGTCCCTGAACTGAGTCAAGCATGATCTGATACTTCAGATTAGAAGTAAAGATATGCTTTTGTTCTGGACGCAACGATTGATAATCACCCCGATCTTTTTGTAGGGAGACCTCTTCAGGACGCCAGAAATATCCCAGTTGTGTTTGCGTTAATCTATCAAATACTGGATACTTATATTGATCATAACGCTGCACCCCCAGAGGAGCACCAAAGAACATAGGTTGCTTTAATGTATCAACTTTATCCTTATTGAATACTGTCATTCCTTTAACTGTTGACATATCGTTACCTGCTGTACCTGTTCTAAAGTTTACACGATTCACAATCTTCCTCCTGAGCGTTTTCTAATTGACTGATTAAATTTTCTAAACTTTCTTTGACATCCTCTTTATACTCGTCGGTCTTAATATCATATGTGTTTTGATAATAAGAAGTTTTCCAACCGTACTTATAAGTTGTGAGGAAGTCTTGTGCCATTACTGAGACAGGAACCTCATTGTCTTTGTAGTTCTCTGGATTATAACTCCAATTGCCAGAAATTGCTTGGTCAAAGAACTTCTGCATCAGAGAAACAATTTTAATGTAACCACCATTGTCAGGCATCTCCCAAAGCAGAGTATAATTGTTCTTCAACGTAGTATATTGTGGAACAATCTGCTTAAGAACCCCCTTTTTACTTTTCTTAATGGACAGAAAGGCTCTAGGTGGCTCAATTCCATTTGTTGCGTTTGACACAACGGAACTGCTCTCCGATGGCATCTGAGCGGACAGTGTTGAATGTCGTAATCCGTGGGTGGCGATAGACGCCCTAAGAGAATCCCAATCATAGGTTAGTTCGTTAGGTACAATATCATCAACATCCTTCTTATAGGTGTCAATAGGGAGGATGCCATCACTATACTTGGTGCGGTGGAAGTATTCACATGATCCTTTCTCCTTAGCAACTTCATTAGAAGATTTTAGAAGGAAGTATTGGAATGCTTCAGACAGTTCATGTACTGCTTTCCAAGCACCAGGATCATCGTAATGCTCGCCCCTGCGAGCGAGATAATGTGCAAGACCAATAAAACCAATACCAAGAGATCTTCGTGCCTTTGTAGACCGTTCTGCAGCAAATACAGGGTATTCTTGATAGTCAATCAATTCCTCAAGAGCACGGACAGAAAGATCACAGAGTTCTTCCATTTCAGAAAGTTTATGAATCTTACCTACATTGATAGCAGACAAGATACACAAAGCAATCTCACCACCAGGATCATCAATGTGAGTAAGTGGTTTAGTAGGCAGTGTAATCTCCTGACAAAGATTACTCATATAAACTTTATCTTTAAATGAAGAATGCTCATTGCAGTGATCAATGTTCATGATATAGAGACGACCAGTCTCTGCACGTTCTTTCAAAAGATCTAGAATAAGTTCTTGAGTCTTGATAGTCTTCCTTGGAATGAGTCCATCAGATTCATAATGTTGATACAGAGCATCAAAGTTGTCAGTGCCAAAAGCATCAAAAAGACCTGGAACATCGTGAGGTGAGAAGAGTGACATCTCCTCATCTTTGATGAATCTTTCATAGAAGAGTTTTGAGATTTGGATTGAGTAGTCAAGTTTTCTGACACGATTATCCTCTGTACCTTTGTTGTTCTTCAGGACAATAATATCTTCTATTTCTTGGTGCCAGATTGGGAAGTGGACGGTTGCTGATCCTCCACGAATCCCATTTTGCGTGCAGCATCGTACAGTTGATTCAAACTTCTTAAGGAATGGAACAACACCTGTGTGTGCAACTTCTCCTCCTCGGATCTTAGCATTGATGCCACGGATTCTACCTGCGTTGATACCAATTCCCGCCCTCTGAGCAACATAACGACCAATAGCCATGTCGCTGCTAAAGATGCTATTGAGGGAGTCATCAGAATCAATAAGAACACAGCTTGCAAATTGTCGCAGTGGTGTTCGGACTCCTGCCAAGATTGGCGTTGGGACGTTGATTTTGTGTTTGCTGATTGCGTTGTAGTATTTTCTGACATATTCTAGTCTAGTTTCCTTAGGATAATCTGCAAAAATTGTGGCAGCAACAAGAATATATGCATACTGTGGGGTCTCATAAACTCTATTAGAACTTCTATCTTGCACCAGATACTTATCTGCTACTTGACGTAGACCAGCATAGGTGAACAAATAGTCGCGACCATGATCAATAAATTTATCAATCTTGTCCCACTCCTCGTCAGAATATTTATCAATAAGATCTTGATCGTAGATACACTTTGAAATTCCTTCAGTCAAATGAGATTTAATTTCAGGAAAACCTTCCTTCCAGTCTGGTCCAAACACTTGCTTGTAAAGACCAAACAATAGCAGACGAGCTGCCACAAATTGGTAATTAGGATTATCTAATGAAACTAAATCACTAGCAGAACGAACAAGAATCTCTTGGATATTATCTGTGCTAATACCATCATAAAATTGAAGACCAGAATTCATTTCTACTTGACTAGCAGATATCCCCCCAAGTCCTTCACATGCACACTCAACCATTAAATGAATCTTTTCCAAGTTGAGTGGTTCAATCTCACCACTACGCTTAACAACTTTGATTCCGTTACTCATACTTTTTTCCAGGCGTTTAATTTGATGGTTGCTTCTAAACCGCAGTAGTTGTTAGAGTCTACCACTCTTTGCACGTCATGTCCAGACATTATCATGTCATTCAGATCTTTCTCCTTAATGGTGCTTGGCCAAATGACTATCTGATTTCCAGACTGAATAAGTTTTTCATACTTTTTCACAATTTCATAGTTTCTTGGTTCATTGTCAAGTACATAAACGATGTCATTAAACTGAGTGTCATCCAGTGTAACGTCAGATCCACACATGGCAATTGCATTTGATAAGAATAAGGAATCAAATGGTCCTTCTGTGACATATACTTTTTCTTTATTGTTTACTCTATCAAGCCCAAACAATTTAGGATAATCTTTATCCAAAATTGTAGTAATATATCTCAGTTTCGTATTCCGATCTAGAGATCTTCCTTGATACCCAAACACCTTACCATCATTAGAAATTAAGGGGATGATAATTCTAGATTCTTTCTGGTTATTACTGAGTTTTGCCCAAGCATTGAAGTCTTCTGCGTAGTAAAAAATTGAGAATAAATCCTCTGGAATTTGGCGCTGACTTAAGTATACTTTTGCGGGATGTTCTTTATTTAGAAAATTTATTTTTTTAAGATTTGAAAATATATTGGTATTAAATTTTGGTTTTGGGATGTCAAATTTAGGGGCAGGAGTGTTACTAGATTTGCCCGTCAGACCCTCCTTATATCGCTCCAGAATGTATTCATCATGCAATAGAGGATTCTGATCCTTCAGAAAATTTGTGAAGGTTCTACCCATGCCACAGTTGTGACATTTAAAAAAGTAATCATTACGCTTCCGATAAAAATAACCCCTAGTTTTATTGCGGTGCTTCTGTGAGTCACCGCAGTAGGGGCATCTGAATGTATACAGATCTGATTTCTTTTTTGCAAACTTTACTAACTGAGACGAAATAAGACTAATATATTTCGCATCAAGATATATCATAATGTAAGGGGGATTCAATCGTATTCATACTAGCAGATTGAGCAGAGGGTGTCAAGCGGTTATAGACAGGAAATATAATTTGTGCAATAACCCCAAGTGTCGCGAGCACAGCACCTGCACCCACTACAAACTTTTGATTTGAGTCTACCTTCTTCTGCATTTTATCAATTCTTTCATGTAGAATTTTATGATTTCTTTCTTCTTGTTCCTTCAATTCATCAATCATTTTGATGATAAGATTGTCAGTTCTCTCACTCTCATCTAGTCTGTTCTCATGGCGCTCCAAGATAACAGCAATCTTGTTACTGTTATCAGAGATTGTGCCTACTGCTCTTTCAAGCTTGTCAAGCATCTCTTTAGAGAGATCTTCATAAATGTCAAGTTTTGATTCTAAAACTGCTAATCTACCAAGACCGAAGGGCATATCAGACCTGCGACGGATCAAATCTCATAATCTGAAGAAACGATTCTACGCTCTTATTCATTAGGAAACGATACTGATCTTGACGTTCCGTGTCAAGTGCTTCAAAAGTAGAAACCATTCTCTTAGCAACGTCGCTATTAACTCTCAGTGAACGACCATCCTTAAACTGGATATGTCCTTCTACTTCCTGATTGCCATAGGTATTTTCTTGAGCAAGTTTCAATAGGGTGCCAAGAACTTCTACGCCAGGTGCCTGAGTTCCTGCCGATTCTGATACTTGCTTCTGAAGTGAACTAGACTTCTCAGATGCTTTCTTTCTAAAATCAGACAAACGTGCCTTCATCAGAGTATCCATCTCCTTAGTCTTACTTTGCATTTTGCCTTTGGCATCCTGCGCTTTCTTCTGAACTTCTTTTTGCTTGTTCAGTTTCTTCTGCTGAGCAATTTGCTTTTGAGCTCTCTCAGTTTCGGATGGACCCTTCTGCTTATCGTCAGCTTCAGTAATGTGTTGTTCTTGTGTCATTTTTTTCTTTGCCTTCTTGTCTCGGTTGGTTAAAATACGGTTTACAAGTTTACGACCTGCTTTTGTCCTACCATCATACTTCTTTTTTTTCTTACTGGCAGGAATACCAGGAGGTTCATGTGCAGGAGGTAGTGCTACATTAGCACCGGAACCAACAGAATTTGTTGGTTCTTCCCACATTTGATATCTCGCTTGTTGTAGAAGTTTTCTAATGTTTTTCATATCCTATTTAGTTCTTCTAAACATTTATGATCTGGTTCAACATGCTCCAGATAGTTTGGGGGCATCCTGTTTAAGTATATCAGAAAAGATTTGAGAACGGGCCAACAATTTCTTTCTATTTTAAAAAACAACAGAGGTACTGTTGCATCATTGAATACATTAAAAAGTAAAATTAAATGATTAAGGATAAGATGATGTTTAAGTATATCAGAATTAAGATACTTTCGTATTAATTTTTTAACATACTTAAACCTCTTCAAGTCCTCATCAAATTCTTCTTTAGTTGTGCAATGTGGATTGTTATAATGCTTAATTGCAAAGAAGATATAGTTATCTTCATTCAGTTCATCAAATCTCATCTAATTATCAGGTAACAGTTAGGGTAGCAGCAGCGGAAACTACTTCAGTAGCACCAGAGTCGGTAGTAACTTTGACTCTGTACTGTCCACCATTGTCACCAGCAACAGTTGCGGCAGTGGTAAAGGTAGCAGCATTTGCACTAGAGATGTCAGCAAAGGTTTCGCCAGCATCTGTGCTGAGTTGCCATTGATACTCAAGTGTGCCCGATCCAGTAGAAACTGTAGCGGCAACAGTAAAGGCTGCAGTGTTAGTAGCAGCAACAGAAATATCAGCAGGTTGAGTGCCAATTGTGATAACAGCAAGAGCATCAGCAGCAATTCTATCATCAGTAAAGTCGCCAGAAGTTCCAGAAGCAACATTCATATGTGCCAAACATTCTGCCTTATGACGGGTTTGACCCTCAGCATCATAAGATTTATAAAGCCACCAACCAGGACCCCAGATGCCACGCAATTTGTTTGTAGCAAGTGATGCCTCAGTGCTATCAGCGAAGATGAGTTCTCCAGGTAGAGTATCACCACCTTTAATTACATAATCTGCGACTGCTTTAGGAGCAGTGCGACGAACTGCACCAGCAAGAGCAGCATCAGTTGCTGCCACATATCCTTTATGCAGTTCAATTTCAGTGGTGCTGGTTACTTCTTTAACGATATATGATACACCGCTAAGAACCAGAATGTCTCCTACATCTACACTATCTGCAGCGTTCTTCGTAACAGTAGCATCATTCTGTGTGACGGCTACATTGTTAGCAAAGTTGGCGGCATCAATTTTTCCGAGAATTGCCATTGGTCTCCCTAAAAGTTTTTCTTAATCTTTTTCTATTTATAAAAAAAGGGGAGTAAGACTCCCCGATCATTAGATTTTTAACAGCGTTCAACCGTCATTAGTTTCCAGAGTAGCAGGATCTCTATTCTTAATTGCCTTAGTGACAACTTCTAGAAGTTGATCATCCATGTCAGTCTTTGTTAGCTTAACAGCTTTAGCAAGAATAACAAGACAGATCTCAACCATCTTCTCACCGAGTTCTTCATTCTCTGGAATTTTAGAAACAGCATCGGTGATAATTTTTGATGCGAGTGGAAGTAAAAATGCTAGCATAATCTTATGTCAGTAGTGTTCAAAACTTATTTATCAATACTTCATTTTCATTTTTTTGCTGTCGCCACAACCTTCATCTACAGTGTCTTCACATTTACATTCAGCAGTTCCATGTACCTCACATTTAATTCCTTTCTTAGAATTATTGCATTTACCTTCTTCCAATCCCATTTCAGATCTCCAATCTGAACGCTCTTCTTTCTTCATTCCAATTGCTTTGCCGATTGCCTTACGACGCTTCATAAGGTACTTATCACTCTTATCAGTATCACCATCATTATCAACATCAGAATCTTCTTTGCCGACAGGATCAAGTCTCTTTTCATCTAAATCTTCCTCCTTCACGCAGTTAGGAACAACCTTACCGCCCTTATTCTTAGTACCCTTTGCTTTATAACCATCCCAGCAAGTATCGGCACCAACGTTCTTGCGTGCCTGCTTCATGCTGCCTTCAAATAATTTACCTGAAGAAAGTTTAGCGACAGTAGCATCCATCAGTGATGATGAATACTCATCGGAAACCTCTTGCTTATTTTCTACTTCTCCGTAGCACTCTTTTCCAGCAATGCCCTCAGAGGATCGCTTAATTAAAGAATCCGAATAACTATCGTTGTACATTTCTTTATGGGTACTTTTTCTTTTATTTATAGATGTAGACCATTCAGGAGTCTTAGTTTTACCATACTGCTCTTTATCTTGACCGGGTGTAAGGTCCTGAAGATACTCTCTGGTCTCATCAGTTCCAAGTTCATGGACCTCGCTGATATCAGAAATCCAACTTCTAAAAGTCTTATGATCTTCACCTAAGCAAATAACATAGTTAGGTCCACGCCTAATAATAGTCCCCACTTGATCGTTTCCATTACGAACTTTCATTCCTTCAGGAAAGATTTCATCATTATAATACTGTTCACGAGTGTAAACCTTTGAGTATTCTGAAAAGTTATACATTAATAGTTAAATTCTATCAAACTATTTAGCTGAGCATAATATCTCTAATCTTATCCATAAGTTCTCTACAGTCTCTATCAGAAATAGTTCTAGGCATTCCTGCTCTAAATGAATTAAAGTCAGATTGAACTGCTGCTGCTCTCATCTTACTAGCAGACATACCCTCAGCACCATCAGCATCAGGATCTCTCTCACCAGCAGATACTACTTCCAAATTTCTAAATGTATATTCAATACCATTATACTTACTAATCATTTTATCATATGATTGTACACGATCGGATCCTGCTACTAGAACACAGTCATGATATGTTCCCTGTAATTGCTGTAATGCTTGAATAATAGTTTTAATGTGAGGGTCATATATGATATTCCTACTCATCGTAGGAAACATTTTTTGCATTACTTCAGATTTAGTTTTAGAATCTAGAGGATTCTTCTTCTTGTCCTGTGTATGTGTAGGGTAGATAAAGAAATCATCCTGACCAGCAATGTTCTTGACTGACAGTAGAAGTTTCTCATGTCCGATGGTTGGTGGGTTAAATCTACCCCATGCAAATACTACTCGTTTCATTTATCTCCTGATACCCAGTCTTTGGATACGTTAAAGTTTGCTACACTAAATGACAAACGATCCACTAACTTTACAGCATTGGTGCCACCACTGATGGCAACATAACCCTCAGGTGCTGTAACCTCATAACCATCTTCAGTCTTAAGATAAGTACCAATCTTCTCACCTTTTTCAAGTTTACGAATGAATACTAACTTCGCTTCTTGTAATAACTTATATAGTTGAACCGTACTGTTTAAAGAACTTTTATTCTTTTCAATAAACTCTAGACCATCAAACATCTTCTTGAGTTTGGTTGCTTTTGCCTTCGGAGTTTTTACTTTATCAACTGCCTTCTGACATTCAGTCTCAAAATATTTTGTGAACTCTTTGTAAAAAGCATCAGGTGAAGGAACCGTTCTACCCTGACGAACATAAGCATTAAAGAAGATCTTCAGTCGTGGTCCAATAGTCAACTGATCTTTAGCAACAATCTGCTCAGCAACCTCATCTAGAAATGCTCCTGCAGAGCGTACCATTGATGGTGCTTGAGTTCTCAATTGTCCTAGTTTAGTTTTCTCTCCCGTTGTGAGAAGTGTATCATTACCAAGTGTTCCTATCTCTGCACTTAGAACTAGAACATCTTCAGAAGATTTAAGTTGATTGACATTGAAACCAAACGAAGCATTCATAGTACTGACATCATTGCCAGTATATGTGGTATGAAATACTACACCAAGTTTTGCTTTCTTTGCTTTCTCATAAAGATCACTATCTTCTGGAATAGCATATGTAATAGTATTAGGTTGAAATGTAATACAATTCTTTCCGTCAATCACCTGTTGCTTTTTATCAGTGGTGAATAAAAGATCACCCTGTGCAACTCCTTTGATACCTAATGCTGGAAGATATTTAAGTGATGCTTTTAGTTTTTCAACCAACCCTGCAGCATGACCATGATTCCTATCAATATCAGAATCAGCGTAGTTAATCTTGGCGTCCTTATTGAAAACTGATTTAGTTCCTACAAAGAAGTTATCAGTACCAGGATAGATACCACAAAATATAGCAGGTGCTCCATCCCACTTTGTGGTAATCTTAAATGCATTAGACCCACCAGTGGTAAATGTTTTTGCCAGCAAATCTAAAAATTTAAATGCATCAGTAGCACCTTCCTTTCCATCAAGTAAAATGCTGTCCTCTAAATGTTCTAAGTGAGTGTTCTTGCTCATCCGATGTAGTCCTCCAGACCAGAACGTTTCTCAACATAATTACGGATTGCTTTAGGAACACCACCAGTTCCTTTCTCCATCTTAAACCGGAACTGGACTAACTCATACTTCTTATTATCATTTTCATTAGTACCAGAGACTCTAACTGTAGGTAAACCGCTAGCACCTGTAACATAATCAGAACTTAATTTAAGGTTAGCAGGAACGTCTGCATCAGGGAATCCTACCAAAGCAACTTTTAATTTTTTAAAATCATATCTGTGGAATGTATCACCTTTGATCTCAACCAGTGCAACGTTCTCTTCTTTATATGTTGCAAAATTATCTAATACCTCAACAAAATTTTCCAACCATACTTTATTATTAAACTTTTGCTGTAATTGACCATCAGCCCATGTGTAAACTCTCCTCATAGTTTCAGCAGCAACCTCCTCCGTGGTTCCCCTCATCTCAGCAGAGTCAGCATAGATCTGCTGAACAATACTAGATATAGATGGTTTGCTGCCAAGGATCTTACCCCACAAATTATCCATTTTATCAAGAGTCCATCCACCAACTTGAGCAAACTGATCAACATCTTTCTTCAATGAGATTTGAGTCAATCGCAACTGTGTACCATTAACAGTACCGGGAATAGAAATGTTCTTAGAGTTATTGATGATAAGATTCACATCAACTTTTGTTCCTGTCTCATCACCAATACCATCAGCGATCACATCAATATAATCTTTCTTACCATTGCGATACATCATCAGTGCCGCAGTATTAATCTCCTGTGAATTTGCATACGAAATACATGCTGGCATTAATTCCTTCAATGCCACATACTCATCAGGATCACTGGTGAACAGCATATCCATATTTGCTGCTGTAAGGTTTACAACTACCTTAACATCATCAAACAAAAGTTTTCTCATCTTAGGATGAGGAGCATTAGGTGACTGGAATATCTTACCTGACGAAGTTCCAGATCTTGTAGGTTTAACTGCATTCAAAACCTTAACGAGATCTTGTTCTGTAATTCTTTTATTCTTATTTAAAAATCTTGCAGTAATAGCAAATGCCAGAATACCTTCCGCTACGTTTCCAAGGTTATACTTCTTTCTGGGACTTCCTACACTTACATTTACCTTAAGAATTGCACCTAATGAAATCTCACCACCACCAAGTTTAGGGAAAGAATATCCTCTACCCTTCTTAAATTGTTCCATACCAATTTGAGCATTGGCATCAAAACTATTAGCGTTCTTTAAAAACCCCCAACGCTTGTCACTCTTGTCTATAGTTACATGTCCATCCTTAGTAAGAAGTGCGACATCATTCCGAACTTTCTCAGCAAAAGTTTTCCAATAGTGAGTACCATTGGATGCTTTTTTGAATTCGGCAATACCCATTAAAAAACCCCCTTACGGGGGTATTTATTAGAGATCTCCTGCTACTCGGTTTTCCGAGCGTTCAATACTAAATGTTCCTTCGGGGTAACGAGAACTCAGTTTTTCAAAATTCATCTGAATGATTTCCTCAAGCGAAATGTTGAGACCAATGCAAGCTTGTGCAACATACCACATGATGTCTCCAAGCTCACGTTTCAGATGAAACAGGTTTTCATTGTTTACAGGTTTACCCTGGAAAACAATCTTCTTCACAATCTCAGTAAACTCACCTGCCTCAGCAGACATTCCCACAGCAGCAGTCAGCAGACGCTCAGTAGGAAAGTCTTCCTGGTTTAGTTTGATCAGACGATCAATAAATTCAGTAAACTCTTTGCTAGGTTCTGAGGTGGTTCCGTCTACAAACTCAACATACTTATTAAGATCAATAGTCATATTAATTAAATTTAAAATCAGTAAATTTTGCTGTGGGTGTTTGAGACTTTGCTATTTCTTCAAAGTCATATTGCTCTTGTCCCGAGTCAACGATGTCAACTTGGGCAGAGTCCTCTACATCATACAACCTCATCTTTGATCTGTCAATACCCACTACAAATCTTTTGAATAAGTTGATGTCGTTATATCGGTTCTTGAGTTGTTTAACCATGAGTTGGTTGATGCCCTCAAGTTCTTCTGTAGAGATAAGAGCAAACATAAGATCTGCAGTAGCAGGAAGTCCAAAAGACTCAGAGGTATCAGTAAGATCAACATCACTGCTACCATACCCAGAACGAGTAGTCTGAGTAGCCGAAACAATAGGGAGATCAAACTCACACGCAAGTCCCCTAAGTTCTTCTGCAATTGCTTTGACATAAGTATAAGAATTAACTAGTGCTCCTTTGTATCGTGATGATGCACAAATGTTGAGATAATCAATGAAGATGATGTCAGGTTTAAAACTCTTCTTCAATGATAAATCATTAAGCAGTGCTTGAAAGTGTCCACTGTGTGCAGATGCAGTAGGATACTCTTTAATGATTAACTTACCATTAGTCTTCTGTGCCAGTCTCTGAACCTTAGATTCAAATAGTTGTTCAGGTAGATCCTCAATATCTTTGATATTTACGTTGAGCAGATTTGCGTCAATGCGTTCAGCGATCTTCTCCTCTGCCATTTCCAATGTGATATAAAGGACGTTTTTACCTTGAAGGAGTGACGCAGCGGCCATGTGACACATAAACAATGATTTGCCCACCCCAGTACCAGCAAGTGCGACGTTAAGACTCTTGTTAACCAGACCACCCTTCGTAATCTTATTAAATAGGGAGAGGTCAAACGGGAGTTTGTTTTCATTTCTGTGATAATACTCGTAACGATGTTCATAGTCTTCTATGTAGTCGTGTCCGATATGATCATCAAATGAAACTGCAAGAGCTTCCTGTAGAATTGAGGGGATCGCATCTTCAGTTCTCTTCTCATCCTGACCATCAGCAATCTTAACACTATCTAATAGTGCCAAATAAACTGCACGTTGCTTACACCATTTCTCAGTGGAATCTAACAACCACTGAGAGTCAACTTCAGTATTGTCAATGTTCTGAATTTTAACCTGTAACTCTTTGTATGAATCTTCATTCAGATCTTTACGATTCTCTACCTCAATAGTAAGAACTTCTTTAGTTGGAGTCTGACCATAAGTCACGATAAAGTTGTTAATGATATCAAACAAAATCTTATCCGAATAATCGTTAAAGTATTCTGGTTTAATATAAGGAATTACCTTACGAACATAAGTGTCATCACCAACTAAGTTCTTGATAATAGTGCTTTCAATTGCTTCCATCAAGATCCATAGCAGAACTCTTTCTTGGCGCACTCATCAAGTGCTTGGAGGATTTCTGGGGTAAAATACTTCTCAGGTTCTTTGTAGATAACAGAAGGATATACGTTCCCATGCTCAGTCTTAACACGGTTGCCAACACGCTCAAAGACTCCGTGCTCCTGACCCAATTCCAATAGTCCGTAATACTTGTCAAGTCCACGTTCGTCAAAGAATAACCTCGTTTCCACAATAGAATTTTCTTTAGTAAAGCGAGACTTATGTGCCTTCACTTTAATGATGTTACCAACCTGTTCAGTACCATCCTTCTCCTTCTTTTTAGAGAGGAACAGAATGCTAGAAGCAGCATACTTAAGACCAGTGCCACCACCCATTTCCTTAGTAGGAACGTAAGCACCAACAACATCATAAGTATGATTGGTAACAATCAGGGGGATACCTGCCCGACCCAGTTTTAGCGACAAGATTCTAAAGATAGACTTGATCACCTGAGCACGAGTCATATCACGAGTCTCCTTACCGTCAGTGGCATCCTGCACTTCTTTAGTAGTGGACAGCATACCCAAAGAGTCTAACACAAAAAGCATTGGAGGACGATCCTCCTTTTTAAACTTCATGTACTCATCAACAATCTTGATTGCCTGAGTTCGGAACTCCTGAACTGTAGTTACAGGAACCAATCCAACATTTTTAGTACGAATTCCACGGACTTCCATCATGTCCTTAGAAATAGCAGACTCAGACTCAAAGTATGCAACCTCACCATCAGGATTTTGATCCAGAAAGTTTTTTACAATACTAAGAGCAAAGAAGGTTTTGCCTGTACTGGACTCTCCTGCGAGGGCAGTGACTTTGTTTTGTGGGAGACCACCAAAAATGCTCCCAGACACAAGAGCATTGAGGATATAAGAACCGGTGTCCACAAAAGTATTACAATCTCCTGCGGCGATGCCTTCATCAACGATTGATGCAAATTCATTATCCAACTCCTTGATAACGTTGTTAAGAAAACTCATAATTAAGAAAAGAAACTAGTTAGTGTGCCTGTACGCTCATGCTTCCAACCAATACAGTCTAGCACATTTTTGAGAGGATCCAAGAAAGACTTCTCAAACTGTTTGGTATAATCAACATACTTGTCAAGACCAAACTCTTTCGGAATAGTATTGAAGAATGAAATAATATTCTCGTTAATGGGGTTTGGTTTTTTCAAATAGATGAATTTTATTTTTTCTCCCTCTTGGATAAGAGGAAACTTATTAGTAATCCGATGCTGCTTGAGATAGTGATTATACAATAATGAACCTCGGACAGCAATAGGTGTGCCCTTGTTATAAATTTGCGAATAACTTCTGTAAGTGCCAAGATTATTACAACCTCTCGGGAATGCAATATCTAGGTAATCTTGTTTACGGGTATCAGATTTGATACCTGCAATATAATCAATCATGTCATCATTAGTTCCTTCAATCATGATCTTATATGCTTTAAGTAGTTTATCCTTAAAGTATGCAGGGGTAGAAGAACGTTGTGTCTCC